GTTTTCGTCTATCGCCAACTCAAGAGTTGGAATTGCTTACAGAGTGGCTTAGCGCCATTCTCTTCGCAGTTTCACATTCTTGCGTTTCGTATACGAACGCACAGAAAACGAGGGTCTCGAAAGATCCTCGATGTACTGGACCGTGTCACAACTTCTGAAGTGACCGTGTCCGGAATCAAGCTCGCGGGACGGAGGACGTTGCCCCTCGGTAAAGAACCGAAGAAGCATCATCCAACCATCTATTTCGCGAGTATACTTGATAGACCTTATTCCCCAAACCTTGTACTCGAGCTTTTGCAAGCTCTTGTTCACTCGGCGGGTTTTCGGTCTTGCATGGTCTGGAACTTCGGGTAGTGAAAGGCCATCCCTAAGGATGGACCTGTCTGGTATTTCGCGATAAACTTTTACAAGATTATCTACGATGTACCAATAAACCTCGAAGTACCGTTTATCCCACATTGAGGTCGCGTAAGCGATCCAACTGGCATAAACGTGCGGGCATGGGTATGATGACCAAGGAGTACGAATTCGTACTGGCGTAATGTGTTTGCCTCGAAAGGCATCCACGCCGCAAGATTCCCTAAAGAATCCCTTGATGCAACTCTTGCTGCGGTTTACTAATAAACCGAATTGCTCGAGTAGTTCGATCGCGTTCTCGGCGTAAGCCGTTGGAACGATCACATCATCCCCGTATACTAACACTCTTTCACGAGTGTGTGCGTCAGGAGCACCGGCAGTCAAGATCGCCCAAACACATATAGCCAAAACGGGAAAGCATAATGCTGATCCCATTGGCGCATACTTGTTCAGGGTACGGATCTCGCCGCCCGGTAACTCCGTTGACAAAGACCTACAGTTCAGAAGGGTGTCTAAAAGACAGGACCCCCCGAAAAGCAAGTGAACCAAACCGACAGATATACGATCGCTGGCCTCTTTCAAGTCCAGGGTCGCATATCCCCCATACCGGGAGCCTAGCAAGGCTCCAAACTGGTTGGGTTGTTGGTTTGTGAAGTTGATGTTCCACCTTGTTAAAGGGTGTGACTCAACACGCTTAACGATTGCCCGGGATAACCCTTGCTGTATCCATTGGAAATCCAATGGTTCACAAGAGATTAGCCTGGGTCCGCGTGAATCCTTTGGCACGAGTACTACTCGTGCTGATGATTCATTGATCTTAAGGGATTGGATACCCTTAAGATCATCGGCAACGTGACTCAAAGACGTGTAAAAATACTCGTCTATTGGGTAACTATTGGCGATTCTGGGGGATATTGTACTCCATTTCCACTTGTTCCAGAGCTTCTCTTTGGTAGAGACAGCTCCGGGACCGTGGGAGGGAATAATATTCCTCGGATTAAAGCCGCGGAAGAGTTGAGAAACTCTCCTGCGGGCTTTCGCAAGTATGCGTCCATTTGGCAACCAGTCGTGAGACTGGCGGCCAAGAGGAGCAGAGCTATCAAGCGTATTCGCGATATGCGAAAGACGCAATGATACGTCAAGTATGTC